TTTTGCTCCCAACAATTTAACTAATGTAAATAAATGTATTAAAATAATTAAAGAAAAATATTATGGATTATAGAACTAAATATCATGTTGCTAGAAAATTACTATTTATGACTTTAATTGGAATTACTGCATACTTTGTATTAAAAAATACAATGTTTAAACAGCCTATTCCTGAAATTCGTAAACCTTCTATTATAGTTGATACTGTAAGAATTGAAACTTTTAGTGAAGCTAACCTAATACGATATATGGAAATTTTAGAAATAGAATATCCAGATATTGTATTAGCTCAAGCTAAATTAGAATCTGCTAATTTTACATCTAATAGATTTAAAGAACATAATGCATTATTTGGATTTCAAACATCTAATGATAATGTAATAAAATATAAATCTTGGAAACAATCAGTAATTAATTATAAGAATTGGCAAATGCGTAGATTAAAAGATGGTGAAAATTATTATGACTTTTTAGTAAGAGTTAAATATTCTGAAGATTCTAATTATGTTAATAAATTAAAACAATTTTAATATGCCAAAAGTAGATTACAAAGATCTAGAAAAGATCACAAAGTTTTTAGATAGAGTTGTAGCAATGCCTAATCAACCTAAACCTAATAAAATAGAATTAGATGCTGGTAAACTATCTAAAATGATTAAAGATAAATACACAGAAATAAAGCCTGATTATGATAGGATTGATTGATGCAGATTTTATACCATACTTTGTATGTTATAATAAACAAGATGAACCTGAGAAAACCTTAGACGAAGCTATTAGTTCAGCTAATAGTTATCTTCAAGGTTTACTTAATGGAACAAGTGTAGAAGAATTTAATTTATTCTTCACAGTTGGAAAAAACTTTAGATATGAAATATATCCAGAGTATAAAGCTAATAGAATTGGTAAAGAGAAACCACCTTTCTTTAATGAAGTAAGAGATTATTTAGTTAAAGAATATAATGGTATTTCTGGATACAATCTAGAAGCAGATGATTTGTTAGTAATATATAAGAATAAATGTATTGCTGAACAAAAAGAATATATTGTAATTTCTACAGATAAGGATATAAATAACTTAGAAGGTAGACATTATAATATCAAAGAAAATGTGTTAGTGAATATTGATAAACAATTTGCTGCAGAATACTTTTGGAAATCTATGATTACAGGAGATACTGCAGATAATATTAAAGGATTACCCGGCAAAGGTCCTGCTTTTGCAGATAAATTATTCTTAAATATTGATGATGTAGAAAGTTATAGAAATTTGGTATTAAATGAATATATTACTAAATTTGGAGAAGAAAATGGAATAAATGAATTTTACAAAAACTATAAGTGCCTAAAAATTAAAGATTCTCATGAAAATGTTGAATTTATAGAACCTATAAAAAAGCACAGAAGTTTATGCAAGAACGCTTAACGTGGTTAGAGAGTAATGGTTATATACAAGATAATGTAATTAATCATACAAGAACTACAAGATTTCTAATGCCCTTAATTGGGGTATCAGAATTTAGTTTAAAACATATAAATCCTAAATTATTAATCAATGCTCATTGTACCGGCACTGATGATAATTTGATTTATATAATCCTTAATAAGTTAGAATTCCTTGAAGAAAGTGAAGCTTATTTAATTACTCAGAATTTAAATGAACATTTTATTGATCATATTGATGATGAGCAAGAACATATTTTAATATATCAAGTACCTCAACATTTTGAGGATGATTATAATAAAATATTATTAGGTAAATATTCTCACACTAGTACTTTCTACAAAGAAGTATTGTGTAGAATTTATGGTATTAGTAGTAATACTACAAGCCATTTACCAACTATTTATGATTGTCTATATCCTACAGCATTAAAGAGAAAATTGTATGCTGAAGAATTAGATGTAGAAATCAACTTAATAGACGAGGTTTCAAGTAAACCTAATTTAGATTATGAAATATTTAAAACAATTAAAGAACTAAAAGAAAATTATGAACCAGAAGGATCCAATAGATAATATTATTTTATCTAGTAACGTAAGTAAAGAAAGAATGTTTCCTATCCTAAATAAAATTGATAGAATTTGGTGTCACAATCCAGAACTACAATTTTGTGAATTAGTTAAATTAATTGTACTAGACAGTAAAACAGATTTAGATTTTACTAAAAAATTAGATGAATATATAGATGACAACAACATTAAATAATTATACAATAGATGACTTCTTAAAACTTAAACCTATTATATATGAATATTGTTGTAACTTAACTCAAAAAAAGAATACAACATCTTGGTATAGGGACATAGCTGCGGCTAAGGACCTATATCAAGATTTATACATATATGCTTATGAGAATTATTTTAACAAGCCTAAAGAGCCAATAGAACATGGACAATTTGTTCAACGTATGAAAAATCTTACATTTTATGCTCATCATAGAAATTATAAAAAGAAGGGTAGTAAAATAGTTAATAGTATTAATTATTTTCAAGATACTCTTAAAAGTGAATTTTTATTTGAAAGCACACATTATGAAGAACCTTTATATTTTGAAAATATACAAGATCATCCTGACTATAACTTTTATATGAAGAATTTAAAAGTTAATGAAAGATTAGCTATACAATATTTTTTAAATGGTTATACTAAAACAGAAGTAGCTAAAAAGTTTAATAAAAGTTATTCTTTTATTCCTAACATTGTTAAAAAAATTGAAGGACAATTACTTACAGATAAATTTAATAAACCTTTAATTAAATCTGTTGTTAAAAAAGAAAAAGTTTTTAATGATTTAGTATTTGTTAGAGAAAAAGTTATTAACTTTGATAAAGTATTTGTTAAATCTAAGATAAGAAAAAATCTTGACGATGATAGGAAAATAAAAATGTATTCATTATATTTGCAAGGTTTTGATCATAAAATAATAGCTAAAGAATTAAATAAATCATTATCTCAAGTTAATGTAGAGATATATAGAATTAATCAAAAAATTAAAAAGTATGATATTAGATAATAAAAAAGAATTAATCCCTTTAGAAGAAAAAATATTAGCTATTAGACAAACTCTTAAATTTGATGAAGGTAAAGCTTGTGTTAGTGATATACCTCAACTTAGTTTAATGTCATTAGCTAAAGTATTTAACTATGGTGCAAATAAATATAGTAAATTTAACTACTCTCATGGCACAGAGTGGTTAAGATACTATGATGCTGCACAAAGACATATGAATTCTTGGATGACTTGTGAAGATATAGATGAATCTACACACCATCATTTAGACCATGCAATAGCTAGTCTTATGATGTTAAGAGAAAATATACATCTTGATAAAGGTGTTGATAACAGAAACCCTATATATAAAAAATAGTATGGTATTAAACAAAATACAAAAACCAATTTATGATTGGTTATTATCAAAAACGGGATACTTAAAGTGTAGTCCTAAAGTAGTAGCTAAGAATTATCCTAGAAAAGTAGATGTTAAACATATAGTTATTGCTTTAGAGCAAGCTAGAATTACTTTTAAATCTAAAGAACCTGTTAAAGAATCTAGTAAGCAATTAGTTTTAAGATTAATTAAACCTGAATCTCCAAGAAGATTTAAAATTAATGAAAATAAAATTATTAATGACTTTAAATTATCTAAACCTACAATTAGAGGACAACATTATTTAACTCCTGGGATGCATATTGTAATAGGTTGTGCACATGCACCATTTCATTTAGCTTCAGCATTTAAAGCTGTTCAACAATTATTAAATGATAATAAATCTCAAATTACAGGATTAATTTTAGCAGGAGATTTTTTAGATATGAATAGTTTATCTTCACACGATAAAGGTAGAAAACCTATTACAGGAGTTACCTTAGATTGGGAATATAAAGAATCTGAAATGCTTTTAAATAATTTATTAGATCCATTAGTTTCTAATGTAGAAAAAGTTTATATTTATGGAAATCATGAAGATAGATATAATAGATATATGTCTGATATTGATAATTCTAAATTAGGTGCTAGTTTAGCTTCTCCTATTGAAGGGTTAAAATTAGTTGCTAAAGGATTTGATATTTATGAAAATTGGAAAGAAGATTTTATTACTTTAGGTCATCATTTACAGGTAGCTCATGGAGAATTTTATAATGTACATAGTGCTAAAAAACATATAGATACTTATAGAAAATCTATTTTATATTATCATACTCATAGAGTACAACAATATATTGAAGGTGCTGTGGGTGGTTATAATGGAGGTTCTATGGCAGATTTTACTGCTCCAGTATTTGGATATGCGTCTAGAGCTATGAAAAATAGTTGGTTAAATGGTTTTAATACTGTTCATGTAGATGAACAAGGATTTTATCATATTCAACAAATAGTTTGTTATAATAATAGTTTTGTATTTGGAAATAAAATGTATAAGTATTAGGATTTTAGTTTAATTTTAACTAATTTTGTGGTATGAAAATATTTACTGTTAAAAAAGGAACCATACTTATTGATAAGATTTGTACTAAATGTAAAATTTTAGAATCACATACTTCAGGAGGAAAACATTGTAGGAAATGTGTTTCTATTAATAGTAAAAAACACATTGATTTAAATCGAGAGCATAGAAAAGGTTATTATACAAAATGGAGAGGTGAAAATTATGAAGGACTTAAAGTTACTAAAAAGAAATATTATGAAGAAGTTAAAAAGTCTGAGGAATATATAAATTATTGGAAAGAATATCGTAAAACTCATAAAAATTCTGAAAAAAATAAAAATTATAGATACCAAAAAGAATATGGTATTACATTAGATAATTATAATCAAATGTGTATTGATCAAAATAATTCTTGTGATATTTGTAAAAAACCTTCTGTTGAATTAGGTAAAATTTTATGTGTTGATCATTGTCATACTACTAGTAAAGTAAGAGGGTTATTATGTCATAATTGCAATATTTCTTTAGGTTTAGTAAATGATAACATTTATATTTTAAAATCAGCAATAATTTATCTAGAAAAACATAAGTAAAAATTAAATAATCATGACTTATTAGTATTTATTAACTTTTAAAAAAAATAAAAATGTTAGTTAAATTTTTACACCTAATAAGTTATGGTTATTTTTAAATAAAACAAAATGGCTAAAATAAAATTAGATTCAGAAGAATTTTTAAAAGTAGCAGTAACTCACATGCTCAGAGAGTATGATGTAGATTACGATTATGTGGTTAAACATCCTAGTATCAAAGGTGTTTTATGGTGCCATTATTACTGGGATACACCAGAAACTAAAAAAGAATATTTAAGTTGGTTAAGAAACTACTTAAAAGTAAATGTTAATTACAAACCTCATAATATTGAAAATGTTATAAGTTCAATAGATACTATGTGGGGATTAAAAGTATATAAAAATGATATTAAAAAATAGTATAAAATGTAATCATTGTAATGATGAAATAGAATCTAAACATAGACATGATTTTGTCAGATGTAAATGTGGTAAAATTGCTGTAGATGGTGGTAAAGATTATAGAAGAACAATGTTTACTGAGATATCTGATTTTACAGATACTTCAATAGATGATGATGGTTCACATGAACTTAGAAGGCAATATATTACATGGGGTAATTCTTATGATAAAGATATGAATAGATTACCTGAAACTATTTATAATCCAATTATGAATATGACAAGTGAGTATATCCAAGCAATTTTAGATGGTACTTGGGTTGAAAATAGTCCTTTTTATGAAGAATTATTTAAAAAAGAATTAGAATTTAGAAATAACAAATAAGTAAAAACCCCTTAGCAATCACTAAGGGGTTTAATTTTTTAACCTTAAAACTATCAACTATGAAAACCATCACAACAAGTAGCTACGTGCTACAGATTAGAAACAAAAGGCTTTATTGTCTTTATTCAGTAATATTTATTTAAAATAAAAATTTCCAGAAGTCATTAAATTGTCAAATTGATGTTCTAAGTTAGCAATCGGAACAACATCTTGTATTTCTTTATTTAATTTTAATTGACCTTTATTAGGTCCTTTTTGTACATATAAATCTTTAGAATCACCTGCATAATTATATGGTAATTTAACTAATTCTACTAAAATATCACCAAAATCACTAACTGCTCTTAATCCTGATACAGGATTTTTAATATTAGCAGCTATAGATTTAGGATTAATTGCAGCATCTAATTCTCCTCCAATTCTATCAGATTGTTTTCTTAAAAAGTTTACAAACATTTTTAATTCTTTATCATCATCATCAATACCTTTAGCTAATCCTTCTAATAACAACATTAATACAACACTAGATGCCCAATAAATAGCTTCTACTTGTAATTTTTTAAGATTAGATTTTTGATAATCTTCTAATGAACTAAAAGTACTTTTAATAGTATCAAAATCAAATTTTGCACCAGCTTTTAAAATCATTATAAAATTTTTAAATGTTCTATATCTACCTTCCTGATAATCTCCAGAAGTTTCATCATAATAAGTATTACCTAATCTAGATTTACCAAAGTTATACATCCATTTTTTAAACTGCATTGCAGATTGTCCTAACGCATGTTCTTGTAAAGCAACTTTATCATTTTCACTATAGTTACCATGAATCATTTTATTCATGTTTTTAATATCTACAGAAATAGCTCTTTTTTGTTGAGATAAATATTCAAAACCATCTTTAAGTTTTAATTCTCCATTAACAAACTCATGTGCTTCCCAAACTGATAATTTTTCACCAGTTTTAGAATTAGTAAGTATTTGAGATCTAAGTTTAGCAATAGCTGTATTAGATTGTGCTAAAAATTCACCACCTGTAATACCTAAAAACATTACTTTACTAATAGCAGAACTATCTTCAATAATTTGATTTCTATCTAACCAATTAAATTTTTTAAGCATTGCTTCAAACTTATTAGTAGGATCTAATAAATATTCATCTTTACCTAAATTTTTCATATAACTTAAACTTCTAACATATTCTGCAGTATCACCTATTGCAGCATTTAAATGTTTATTTTCAAATCCAAATTGTTTACCAAATCCTTCTATTCTATTATTAATTTTAGCCATAATAACGTTATTAATAGCTGAAAATGGATTTAAACCTAATGATTTATAAGCTACAAAACCATTAAAGTTCTGTATAAGTTTAGATATTTTATCTTGATTAGCAGGAGAATTAGAATAGAATATCATTTTCATGTAACTTTCCATTCTTTTACTTACATTAGAGTCTTTTCCTTTAATAATTTCTTTTTGTTGAGCAGCATTAAGTTTAAAAAAGTTTTTTTGATCAATTACTTTTTTAGCAATAACTAATGTAGCTTCCGCTTGTTTCATTAAGTCATAATTTTCAGCCATTTGAGCAGCTTTAATTAATGATTTACCCATATCTAATTCTAATTCATCAGCAGTAAGTTTAGATTCTTCAATTAATAAAAGATTTTTAGTCATTTTAATTTTATTAACTAAAGCTTTATCTTTAGCATTAGTTTGAAGTTCTTTTCTTAATTCTTCTAATTTTTTAGTTAATTGTTCAATCTTTTTATTACTTTTTAATTCTCCTGTATAAAAAATAGGCACATCTTCTAACATATTTCCTTCTTCATCTAATTCTCTAGAAGTAAAGATTACATCAGGATTAACATATTGTCTAATAGATTTTTTAACAGTATTAAATACACCTATAGATTTAATATCTTTAGAAATAGAACTTCTAATTCTAAACATTTTACCTTGCATTTTTTGTTTAGTAGCTAATGGTAATTTATCTAATAATTCATTAGAAGTATTTTTATAAAATTCAAAGAATTCTTTTCTAGCAATACCTGCAGAAGATTTATCATTCATTAATGCGTGATATTGTTTATCAGCATATTTAGTTGTAGCACCATTTATTTCAGTAATAACTTCAACATATTCAGGTTTAACTCTAGTAATTTCAACTTTTTCTACAGTACCATCAGTAACCCCTTTTTTAGTTGCATTATCATAAGTACTTTTTAATCTAAAAGATTCTTGCATTTCAGTATAGTATTTTCTTCTATATGCTTTATACAATCTTTCATATTCATTAAATGTTAAATCTTCACCTGTAAGTTTTTTAGTACCAGGTTTATATGGTTTTTTAACCCATTGAGTATAACCTGATTCAGAAGTAACTAATTGTTCAAAATTATTTCTTTCTTGTTTAAATTCATCAGAATACTTATGATTCTGACCATCTCTTGCTCCAGTGTTATCAACAGTTTCAGCACTTAAAAATGCTCCAACTTTTTTCTTATCTTCTGCAAATTTTAAATTATGTTTTTTCTCAGCTTCAGATAATGTTTCACCTGGTTTATAAATATACTCTCTTTTATCTCCTTTAGAATCTCTTAAAATTCCAAAAATACTAGTTCTATCTTTATAATATAATTCACTAACTTTTTGTAATACTCTACCTGTTAATTTACCATCTTTAGTTTTTTGAAACATAAAGTCAAATCCATCTATTCCTACTTTCTTAAGTTTTAATACTTGGTCTTTAACTTTACTAATCCAATTATTAGTATTTTCATAAACTTCTTCTCTAGTTTTTTCAACATGTCTTTGCAATAACTGTAATAATGGATCCATACTGTTAGATAAACCACCCATTTTAGTTTCTTGCCAAGATATATCTTTAGATTCATCAAGCATTTGCTTAATATCTTCTTTACTAATACTTCTTTTAGTATTAGTTTTAACAAAGTTAATCATATACTCTTCAAGAATTTCTTCAACTCTTTCTTGAGTATTTTTATACATTAAATTTATATCAGCAGTTATTTTTTTAATTTCTGAATTTAAATCAGACATTTCAGGAGAAAAAGTAGCAAACTCTTTATAAAATTCTAATTGTTTTCTAATTTGTAAAACAAAATTAATATGACTTTCATTATTTATATCAAAAGTTTTATCTAAAAAATCTTCAGTAACACCTAACTCATAATGAATAAAGTCAGCAGTATTTGTAAAAGCATCTACATTTTCTAAAGTAGATAACTTTTCTTCTAAGTCTTTTAACCTGTTAATAGTATCTTCTTTAGGTAAATAACCTTTTCTTTCCTTAGCTGATTGAAATTCAAGTATTCTACTTTTTAAAAGTTTAATTTGATTTTGAATTAAGTTATTTAAACGCTTAATAGTTTGATTACTTAATACTTTTTTTTCAGTAACCTCAGGTTCATTAGCTATTTGTTCAATAATCTCATTAATATTACTAAAGTCTGGCTTTACAGTATATGTAGCAGAGGTAGGATTATTTTTTAAATATTCAACTAATTCTTCTTTAGTATAGGTTTTCCCATTATGGGAATATAAACATGCCATATTATTATTTTTTTAATTATCTACTACAAAATTGTGTTATTTCTCCTGATTCTATTAACTTTTCAAAATCTTGAATAGCTTCTTCTTCTGTTGTTCCAACAATATTTTCAGAAATTTTATTTTCTTGTTCATATTCTAATCTTGCATTTTCATTTTCAATTGAATCATAATTTGATTGTAATTCTTTAAAAAATGGCATATTTGGTTCTGCTCTTAAAACATTACTAATATTATCTCTACGATAACTAGAACCAGTTATTTCTTTTCTTGGACCTTCATCTACAATAGTAAAAGGTAATCCTTTATCTTTAACTCCATATAAATCTTGAGCAACTTTTTTAAGTTCCTCATTAGCAATATTAAATTCAGTTATTTTATTAGGATTTACCATCCTAGCTTCAGACATAATACCTTTATAGTACATATCTTTTATTGCATTATCTAATACATTACACGGCATAATTTAACATTTAAATGGGTTTTTACCTTCAATCATTTTAAATACATCATCTCTTAATGCTTTAATTTCTTCAAAAGAACTAATATTTTTGTATCTTGTATTCATTATATCTCTTTCTTCAGGTGTAAGTAATAATTCAATTTTATCTTTATTAGAACTAATTAAATCTCTTACAATGTCTTTAAGCATTTGTGATTTTGCATCTAAGTTAATACTTTTTTGAGGAATTTCCAAATTTTCATCAGAAATTACTTTTGTAACTTGAGCATTAGATTCAGTTTCTAAATTAGGATTATTTTTAAGAAGATCTGCACGAAGTTGTTCTAATGGTGTTAATATAGATTTAGCAGCAGTTAATTGTTCAGTAATAGCTTCATCAGTATTAGTAAGATTATCTGCTTCTCTTTCTGCAGGTGTCTTTTTAGTAATTTTACTAAATATACTAACAGCATTATTGTAATCTCCTGGAGAAAATACACTAACACCTTTGTTACCTGTTTTTTCAACTAATTTATAAACAGCTGAATCACCTACAGCAAAACCATCAATTGTTTTATGGGCTTCTAATCCTTTAGTTTTATTTTTATTTAATTCACTACTATAACTAACTAATTCATAAACATTTGCTTGATTTTTACCTCTTTCACCAACTCTAATACTCATAAATTGAGGAAAAATATAATTAGCTTTTTTATAAGTAATTGTTTTACCATCTTTATCTTCATAACTACCCTCTTCTTCAATATTATCAACTTCAAATAATTTATTTAAAACTTCTTTGTTTTCAATAATAGATTTTTCATTAGTTAAACTAGTTTCTAAAGATACTTGTTTATTTTGTAAATCTTTTAATTCTTGTTCATTAGTATATTCTTTTTTATTAATAATAGATTTTATTTTAGCAATTTCTAAAGCAGTATTACTTTTAGTTTTAAAAGTAATTTCTTGATTATCTTTAGAAGTAATAACAGAACTATCATTGTTTTCAACACCTATAAAAGTAAGTGCTTTCCAAGAAGTATTTACATCTGTAGCATATAATTTTCTAAAGTTATATCCTAAATCATCTAACTTAACAGATAATTTATCAGATTTAGTAACTAAAGCATCTATAATATTATCTAAAGATTTAGAATAATTACTAAACATTTCAACAGGTAAATATTTAGCTACACTGTTATTTTTAAATGTCATATTATCTTTAACCATTAAATAACCTAACATGTTATTAACAAAATCTCTTGGTGTTAAACCTGTTTCATCTAACTTCGTTACATTATCACTATATAAAGATTTAACTGAATCTATTAATAAAGATATTGTTTCATTACTTTCTTTAACAAAAGATTTAGTATCAATAACATCTGCTTCATATATAGATTGATCTTCAGCTTCTAATTGAACATCGTTTATTTTAGCTGAAAAATATTTAACAATATAATTATTTTTAGTTGAAGGATCAGCTTTTAATACATTTAATTGTTGAGCTAAAGTCTTTTTACCTTCAGTGTTTAATTCATTAAATACTAAACCTAAATCAATAGATTTTAATCTTTTATTAATTGCTTCTTTATCAACTTCAGGAGTATTTAAATCATTTTTTAACTTTTCTAAATTACCCATATAAGCTTTGATAGATAAGAATCCTAAAAACTCTCTACTTATTTTAGCTAAATTATCTCCAGTTTTAACAAAAGAAGGATTTAAACTCTTTAAAAACTTTTGAAATTCTTTTTTAAATACTTTAGTTTGTTCAATAAATATTTTTTGACCTATTTGACTTTCAACTGTTAATGCACGTTTAATATTATCTAATGTATTTTTATCATTTCTTAATAAATCAGTAATATTAATATGTGGTTCAGTAGTTACTTCTAAATTTTCATTTTCAGCTCCTACTAATTCATTAATTTTAAAAGTATCAATTGCTTGATGTAATTCATCATGTAATCCTGTAAATGAAACATCTAATCCTTGATTTAATTTAAGAAATGTATTAATGTTTGACATTACATTATTTTGATCAACTACTTTTAAGAATTGAAATAATGCTTGTAATTGTACATCATTATTACTTGCTGACTTAGTTGCATCAGAAGGTTGAAACTCGTTACCTAATAAAATATTTTCAATATCTTGTTGAGATACTGTTGTTTGTTCAGGATTTAATTGACTTTTAGTTATTTTTTTCATTGCTACTCCTAAATCTTCATTTGGATAAAGTATTTTAGCAATAGCAGCTTCTTTAATAGATTCTTTAGTAAAATTAGATTCTACTTTTGACTTAAGTGCATATTTTAAAGTTTTAGCTAATTCACCATATTCTTGAATAATAGGTAAGTTAATTAACTTCATAGTGTTTTCAAATGTCATACCTTGCATAATTAATTCCATAGCACCACCAAGTAATTCAAACTTTAAGTTTAATCTACCAGCAATAGGATCTTTAGCATTATCTGTAAAAGCATTTAAAAGTAAGTTTAAGTTATCAGCTATACGTTGACCTTCTTTATTTTTTTGTTCATATGTACCACCAACTTGTCCAGCAATATCAAATTTAAAAGATTCTCCATTAAATATAATACTTTTATTTCCTAATTTAGACATTAAAAAAGCAAACTGTTGAATTTTATTAGCTGCAATACCAATACCATTTTTACCATCAGAGTTCTTTTTATTAGAATCAAACTTACCATTAATATCATGAGCAGATTTATTCTTTTCTTGAATTTTACCTTCAGTTTGTTTAATAAATCCTTGTTTAATTAAATCTTCAGATAATGTTACTAAAGCTTCAGTTGAAGTAGTATTGCTAGTAATATTATTAAGTGAATCATTAGTTAATATACCAATCATTGCATCTAATGCAGTATTGTTATAGTTAGCTGTAGGTTGTAATCCAGATTTAGTAAAATCTTCTTGAGTATAAGGTAACCCTAGTTTAATAGATGCTTCTTTATAAGCTTCAGTACGTGCTATATTTTCAATAACTTCAGCTTTACTTCTATCTTTTTCTTGTTTTAATGAAGTAAATATTGTGTCTTTAGATAATATAGTATTATATACAGCTTTAAAGTTTTTATCATATTTTTTATTGTAATACTGATAAGCTTCAAACTTTTCAGCATCAGTTTTCTCAGTACCAAATTTAACTGGTGCACCTTCTGAATTAATCCAAAATGCAGGCATTTGAATAAACTCAGAGTCAATATCAAAATCCGCTCCTGATAAGTACACAATTTCATCAGGAAATATACCTACACCATTGTAATAATCTGGTAATAAACTAACTACTTTTAATGACATCGCAGACTGCTTATCACCTGTTGGAATACGATAACCAAACATTTTTAATATTTCTTCATGTTTTTCAGTAATCATATCTCCTACTTTTAAACCATGTCTAGTTAAAATAGCTTGAGATAAAATACATTCAGAATATTTTCTACCATCTTTATCTTCTACATTATAACGTAAAGTAGTATTAGTAGTATATTTAGACTTGTCAGAATACTTAGAAGGATTTTTAACAACTTCATGATGAGATATAACTTTATTTGTATTAATATCTCTAACAACAGTAATACCTGAACCAGATAATAATGATACTTTATCACCATTAACTTTTTGATTTAAAACACCTTTACTAAAGTGTGCTAAAATAACTTGTTCAGCTTTAACTAACATTTGAATCATGTTATAGTTATAACCACCTTCAAAATATTGCATTTGTTGAACATCGGCACCACTTGCAGCTAAAGATCTTTTAACAATCTCATCTAATTCAGTAGTATCAATCATTCCATCATAAGTACTATTAGGACCTAAAGCTTTACCTTTTAAATCTTTAATAACAGCAATTGCTTTAGTAAATTCAGAATTTCTAGAATCATTAATTGCATCATTATAAACTTCTCTTAACTTACCTAAATTTTTAATTTCTTCACCGTTAATTAAAAAATTAACATCTGAATTATCATCTAATTCACTAGTAATAATAGTTAATATTTGAGAACCAAATACAATATCTTTTTTACCTGTAGGAGTTTCTACTTGTAATCTCTTAGTATTGTTAGCAACTTTAAATCTTGATTTAGATAAATTTAAATCATCAGATAAACTATCTTCTGCAAGCATTGTAGCTCCTTTAGAAGCAGATTGTGTAGCAACATGGTCTACAGCATTCTTATCCATATTGTTAGCTAATTTATGCCAGTATTCCATTCCTGGTACTGGTTTATATAACTTAGCTATTTGAGCAGTAAGATCTCTAAATTGTTCACTTTCAAAATCATCTTTACCAAATATTAAATCTGTTAATTCATTTGTTAAGTTTACAAAAGTATCTACATCTTTATCTTCAATATAAGATATAGAACTTCTAACTAAACCAAACTCAGACATCTTTAAGATTAATGCATTAACACCATCAAAAGCTACTGTTTTCTTAGAGTTTAATGAAGCTAGAGTATCTGATAAATATGATTGATTTTCATTACCAATATTAACATCTCTTACAATTTTACCAGATTTATCTCTTTTAGTAAACTGAATAATATTTTTATAAATCTCTCTAGTTGTATCATCTAATCTACCCATTCTTAATGACCCCATCATAATATGATGTTGAGCAGCATAAGATTGAGCATCATTACTGTTTATTTCTTTAACATCAGAAGCATTAACTTCTTTATTGTTAATATCAAAATAACTATCTCCTTGTTTAGTAACTCTTTCTAAAACATTAGTTTCAGTATTAAGTACTACATAAACAGGTATATCTTTAATAATGGCAGAGTTATGACTACCTTTACCATAATCCATACCAGAAGCCATTGCAGATTTATTTCTTTTAGAAATATCTATATTATCTTTTCTACTTAAACCATAATCTCCATCTAATAATTCATTTATTGATGCAGACATTATATAATCATTATAAAAGAAATTCTTTAAATTTGCATTAGACAACATATCTTTAGATATACCATCAACAAATTTAAGACCATAATTATCTACTAATTTTAAAAAGTCTGCAAACCCTGTATTTAAATACATAGTAACACCCCCTAAAACTTCAGCCATTTGAACATCATTTAAAGGTGTACTTTCTAAAGCGGTATCAAGTATTTCTTGATATTTAGCTTTACCTAATGTATCTTCTAAATATTTAAATTCTGTAAAATCAAAAGCTTTGTCAGTTAATTTAGTATTATATTTTTCATATTTAACACCTTTACCAGCATCAAATAATTTCTTTTCTCTACCAATTCTTTCAAACTCATTTAAAAACTGTCTACCAAAAAATTCATTAATTGTTTTAATATCCATTGTATTTTCTCCAACCAAAGCTAACTTAGGTAATTCTGCAACATAAGCAGTATTAGAAGCTTCATTTTGTCTGAATATATATTTACCTGAATCTTTATTACCATTATTATTAAATAATGCTAAAGCACTTACTAAATAACTTCTACCATCAAACTTACCAAATGTAATACCTGGCTTATTTTCATTGTTAGAACCAGGATTAATATCTCTAATACCACTAAGTATGTTTAATTTTAAATCTTTTAAATAATCTTGATACTTGTTAGCTAATAAATTATTTTTTAAGAAATAATTATTTTTAGTTTCAGTTTCATTTAAACCAATAGCAGTGCCATCAACTAAACTTTTTAAATAAACACCATCTTTAAATTTAGAAATAGCTTCTATCACATAAGACTTGTTAATAATCTCATGAACTCTTTCTCCTTCAGCATTAGTAAATGAAAAGTTACCAATAGATTCATCAAACAATGCATTATTTTCAGCAATAGTTTTTAAATCACTTAACCCTGCATCTTTTTTATAAATATCAATAGGGTTTTGTTTTAATATAGTTTCTATACTAAATGTTGGTAAACCTAAAGCTTTTGGTGCAAAAGTATCAAAGTTAATAGGAATTACTTTATCATAACTATTTAAAAAAGTTATTTGATCTTTAGTTAAATATGCACTAGGATTTTCTTGTACATTTTTTAATAAAGATTTTTGTTTTAAAATAGAATATTTAATATAAGCTGTTGTAAGGTTAATACCTAATTTAGCAAATTCATCTTTTAATGTTTTAACTTTTTTCTCTAATACAACAGAGTTATCTTTTTTAGGTTTAATAAAATCATTACTTTCAGCATAAATTTTACTAGCTGCAGCAATAATAGATGCTTTATTTTTAACAGAAGCAACTAATAAGTTATTCTCCCATTGAGTTAAAGAAACTTTAGCTGGATCATTTTGATTAGCATTACCCCAAGATAAACCTGTTTTACCTAGTAATACATCTAATTGAGATATTCTAGATTTTTTAAAGTTACTTAAGAATGCTCTATAAATATTATAATTATTAGAGTTGTTAGGTGTTGTAATAGTTCCTTCTTCAGGATTAAATGTTACACCTAAATCTTTAATCATTTGATTATAAAAAGCTTCAACATTAGGATTACTTTCAGAAGCATAATGTAATTTTGCAATCATATTTTCTTCAGCAGTATCTGCTAATATTCTAGTTAAACCATTGTATAATGTAACACTATCAATAGCAACTTGTCTTTCTTCATTAGTTAATGGATCTATTTCAGTTCTTGTAGTAAATGCAGCATATCTTTTAATAGTTTGAGATAATGAATCATGACCTCCTGCTAACCAAGCATCTTGAGAACCAAACTTTTCTTTAACTTCTTGTTTCTCATCACCACCTTCTTTATCAGTTGCATCTTCACTAGAGTTTTTAAAGTTAAATATCTTTAAGTTATCTAAAACTGAACTAACTAATACTTCATAACCATTTATCTTAGAACTATTATTATTATTTTTATTATATAAATAAAGTTCTTTGTCAATACCTGCAGATATTTCATTAGCTTTAACTTCGTCAGTATCTGAAAAACTATCAGCATAGTCACGACCTTTAGTTTCTAAATCATTAATACGTTTATTAATAAAGTAATCTAAGATTTGTTCATCTGATTTATTAGTTAATTCTTCAATTTTACCATACTTACCAGTTTTAGCTTTGTAAACATCTATTGCAAAAGAATTTATTATTTTTCTAGATTCTTGTGCTGTAAAAAATCCATTGTCAGTAGCTGAATATTTATTAGGTAATAATTTAAATACAGTATCATTAGATTTAGTATAAACATTAGAAATAGGAGTTGCGTTAACAAATGCTCCATTTAAAATGTTACTATAGAACATATCTAACTCATTACCAATTCTAAATAATTGTTTAAAAAATTCTTTAATTTTCATAAACAATTGTCTTAACAAAGGTTCAGTTTCTCTACCTACTTTATTTTCAGAAAAAGATTGAAACTTGTCAGCCATGTGTTCTTCTAACACAATTGTTTGTAATTCTAAATCAGATTTAGTTAAGTAGTCTGCAACAGTTTCACGAAGTTTAGAAATTTCTTG